AGCGGGCTCGTCACCATCACGCGCGCGAGAAAATCGTCGATCCTGATCTGCGAGCGGATGACGCGGCGCTGCGACAGCACCTCCATCAGGCGCGGCACGATGACGGGAGTCGTCTCGTGCATCAGGCGGCCATACGCGCCGACGTTGTTGGCCTTCACGCGCGCGACCAACTCCATGATTTCGGTCGCCGATTTCGGCGTCTTGCCGCCGCCCGACAATTCGACGTCGTTCAACGCCTCGCGGATCTGCTCGCGCAGATCCTTCTGCATCACGCTGGCGAACTGAATCTCCTTGCCGCCGGTGTCGAGGCGGAAGATGTCGGGCCCCATCACGCCGCCGGTCGATTGCATCGGCCACCATGCGCCGGGCGCCAGCGGCAAGGCGGCCGGGTTGACGCCGGCGCTCGGGCGATAGCCCCACACGCCCAGCATTTGCAGCGCCGCCGATTTCAGCGCGATCTCGGTGACGCGATTCAGCGTGCGGATCGCGCCCAGCGACAACAGCAACGGCCCGCGGCCATAGAGTTCGCCGGGCACCTTGACGTAGCGCGGCGAACAGAACGGCCGCGTGCGCATCGTCTCGGTGGCGATCGGTTCGTCCTGAGCGGGGATGAACACGCCGAACGTCCAGCCGTCGGCGTCCTGCACATAGTCCTGGGCGAGGTCGATTTCCTCGTAAGGCTTTTCGGAGGCGTCCTTGCGGAAGGCGTCGGGATAGCGGCCCTGCGGCCAATGTTCGAGGATCGCCGGCCGGGTCTGGCGCGTGCGCCAGTAGAGCGCGCCGACGTCGCCATAGGCGCCCGGCCCGAGCGCGAAATCCTCCAGCGCCAGCGTATGAAAGCGGGCGAAGCGCATGTCGTCGGTCTTCGCCGCGTCGAGCGTCAGCATCGCGCCTGTGCCAGCCTGAAGGTCGAGGCACAATTCGCCGGTCGCGCAATCAAATTCGCCCGTCGTCATGTGCACGGCGAGTTCTTCGGTCAGTTGCTCCAGCTCGCGCTCATAGGCGATCAGGTCCGCCTGTTCGCCGCGCCGCTCGAAGGCGAGTTTGGCGAGCGGCCCGGCGGTCAATTTGAACGGCGCCCGCCCGCCGAACAGGTCTTCGCGCAGCTTGCCCGCGCCGCGCGCCGCGCCAAGCGTCGCGGTGACGTCGTAAATCTCGCGCGTCGGCGCGCCGGAAGCGCCGTGCAAAGCCGAACGGCGATAGGGGATCGCATAGTCGAACGCCTGCCCGTAAAGGCCGCTCCACGGAGCCTTGTCGCTCCAGGCCTTGTCGCGCCGGGCCTTGATCGCCTGCGGATCGAGCGCCATGCCTCACCCGCCAAGCTTGTTTTGAGTGCCGTCTTCGCCGCCCGCATAGGTGAGCAGACGACGCCCGCGCGCCGGCGCGCCAAGGATTTTCGTCTGCTGCGCGGTGTCCTGCTGTTGCGTGCGGACCTGCTCCTGTTGCCGCAGCTGGGCGATGCGTTGCAGCTCCTGCTGTTGCGCGGCCTGGGCGGCGGCGGCCTGACTGGCGGCCTTGTCCTTGCCGCCCCCGAAAATCCGACCGATCATGTCGCCCATCAGCCTCTCCACACGAATGTTTCGACGGGCCCCGCCGCGTCGTCGCCTTCGGGATGGCGTTCCGCGACGAAGCCCGTCAGCGCCGCCAGCCGGCGGCCCGGCCGCCAGCCGCTGCGGACGGTCGCGCGGATCGGCGCAAGCCCATCCTGCGACCACGCGGCGAGCGTTAAGCGGGCCTGCCGCGCGATCTGGACGAGATGGGGGCGCGCCCGATCGGCGTCGCCGACCAGCCAGCACTCCGCGCCGGAACCGTCGGGATAGAGCCCCATGACGGCGGCGCAGCCCTGCGCGTCGGCCCATCCGATCGTCCACGAGCCGAAGACCTGGCGGGCCGACCCCTCGCGCGAGCGGCGATGCAGCGCGCTCGCCCGGCGCAGATAGGCCAGCGCCTCCCAATGCGGTGCGGGCGTGATGACGGCGAGCGGCGTCATGACCCGAAGCCGCTCCAGTTCGACCCGGCGACGAAAGGCCGGTCGGGCTGGATGAGACGCGGGCGGTCGGCGGCGGCGATCGTCGCGACCATGCCAGCGACGCCGCGCACCGCGAGCACGCCATATTGGGCCGCCTCGCAAACGTGGCTGTATTCGTTCTTGGACGGCCGCGGATCGAAGGTGCCGTCGTGGCGCTTGCCGTATTTGAAACCGGACGCCAGCCCCTTGCGCAGCTGCTTGCAGGCCGGATCGATCAGCAGATGCGGGAAATCGCGGCCGGCGCGGCGCGTCGTGCGCATCACCAGCGACAGCGCGGCGCGGCGCATGTCCCATTCGTTGGTCGGGGCCGGCACGATGCGCCAGCCAAGGCCCTGACTCATGGCGTCCGCCCAGGCGAGCTGCCCGTAATTGCGATCCTTGCCGTAGAAGCCGGCCGGATCGGCCGCGGCGACGCCGGGCGGCAGGCCGCGCAGAGGCCCGTGCAAAAGCGGCAGGATCGCCTCCAGAAAGCGATCGACGCCGACGCCATGGCCCAGATAGACCTCGCGCAGCATGCGGATTTGCCCGTCCGGCGTCTCCTGAAAGAACACCGCCGCCGGCGTCAGGTCCTGGTCGAAGCCGGCATGCAGCGGAAGGCCGGGGAGGATTTCGAGCGGCGTTTGCGAGACGAAGACGTCGTCGTCCCATTCCTCGTCGTAAACCGGCAGGCCGTCCTTCACGCGGCCCGGCCGCCCATGCACCATGCGCCGGCTGTCGTCTTTCGGCATGGTCTGGTCTTCGGCCAGATATTCCTCGCGGCTCTTGCCCTTGCGGTTCTCGGCGTCGGGCGCGAGGCCGGACGGCTGCTGGTAGAAATTCACCGTCCGCGTGTCGACGTCGGGGTTGAAATCCTCGCGGAACGAGCCGCGCGTCATCGCGTGCCAGAGCGGATGATCTGGAGGAGTCGGGTTGAAATCGACCATCATCATGCGCGGGCGCTTTTGCTTGCCCAGCATCTCCTGCGGCGGATACCGCGCCGTACGGCTGAAGAAGAACGGCACGGCCGGCGCAGGCACGCCGTCGGCTTCCGTCGCCCAGGCCCAGCTCACCTCGTAGGACTTGAAGATCAGCTCGTAATTCGTATCCGCGATGCCGAAGAATTCGACGGTGAGATCGACCGGGATTTCGACGCCGTCGCGAATCGTGGCGAGCTTGAGGATGTGCTTGGCGGGGCGATCCTGCCCGCCGAAGAAATCCGGATATTTGCTGAGCGGGAAGAAGTTGAACCAGCTTTGCAGCGTGGTGCGGTAGAGCGAGCGCAAATTGTCGCGCACGCAGGCGCCGCGCACCCGGATGCGGCCGTCCAGGCACACCGGCATGGTCGCGACCGAGAAGCGGATCGCCTTGACGATCGAGCCCACAGTCTTGCCGGAGCCGCCGGGGCCGGTGATGCCGTCGATCGGACCTTGCGAGCGGATATAGGCGGCGCAGACCGGGCCCGCCGGCTCATAGTTGGCGAGTGTGAAGAGCGCCTCGCGCGGCGGCTTGAAGCCGCACAGGGACTCGACGGCGGCCGCGTCGAGCCGCGTCTGCGGGATGTCGAAGTCGTCGCTCATGCTGCCCTCCCCGCCCAGCCCCTGAGACCCCGGCGGTTGGGCCGATGTTCCCAAACCCTCGCCCGGGCGAAGCCCGTTTGCCGCGCAGCCCCGTGGGTGTGCCGGACGCCCCCCCAGGGCGGGACGGGCGCGCGGGGTTTTTGACCCTCGCCGGCCGCCGGGCGGCCGCCGCGACGCCCCCCGGGGGAGGTCCGCGCCCAGGGCGAGCGGGCCGAGCGCCGCTGATTCCCGATCAGCGGACCAGCCGCGCCATGTCCTTGATATATTTCGCTAATCCTCATCGTCCGACGCTCCATCGTCCGACACGTCCCGCGCGACGCCGCTAAGTGTTTGATATTGCTCGCTCGCATCCGCGATCACGAAGAGCGTCCGATGCTCGCCCTCCGAGCGGACCTCGACCTCCTGCGGCAACCGGCGATAGGCGAAGGGCATCAGGTCGCCCGCCGCCTTGGCGACCAGCTTGGCGGCCGTCTCGCGGGCG